ATATATATACATTAAACTTTTTTATGATTATTATAAATAAAAAAAAAACCGTTGATTCGGGTTCAACGGCTAAAACCTTTACTGCTCACAAAACAAAGTTAGATGAGTAAAAAACCCTCGAAGTGTGCATTGTAAAGAGGCATCGAGGGTGTATTTAAAATAAGACCCGACAACTGTTCTTAAGGGAAGTAAATTGGGTACTGTTGTGGCAAAGATACAAAAAAACCGCCTATTTCTAAGCGGTCAAAATTCAGGCTTTCAACTCCGAATTTATAGTGTCGTTTCGTGGATCAAAGTATAAGAATAAACCCTAGATTTTTGAACTTCAACAAATGCGTATAATTTATTCATATTTGCAACGGATGCACCTTGACAACCTGCTGACCAATTACCAACCTTATTTCCTTTGCCCATGTAGTGAAAGTTAGTGAATGCAATTTCTTCGTAAATTTTACCGTGAAATTCTAATTGGTTGTCCTTATCATTATCCCTCCAATACAACATTGGTTTGATTTGACGAAATGCTTTTTGACCCATGTGCCCTTTATCCATCAACTGATAGCACCCTCGATATTGTTTATCGTGGACCAGGATAGCAGTTCCTAACTTATTCATTGGATTCAATCTGTAAAACACTCCAGCATCTGTTGTAATCGGAATTATTAGTTCGTGGCGTTTGCCTTTGGAATCCCAATAGAAAGCGCCACCCCAATCGTTGAAAGTGTCTGCTGTATTTTCATTTGTTCGCACTCCGAAAAGGTTTATACTGAATGGCTCACGGAATACAACCGCTCCTATTTTTTCCATTGCTTTAATTACTTGGTCGATAGTTGGTTTCATTTTGTAAGTATTAAATATAAAACATAGCACAAAATTAGTGCAATTAATAATTCGTATATTAGGTTGCGGAGGTTCATTTATAAATACGAATAAATATCAATGCATTTTTGACATTGTTTTTTACATTTAAAAAATTTAGAATCTTCGCATGTATTTGAAACTACCTCATCATAACAAAAAAAAGTTTCACTTTCTATTTTTGCTATGGTTGAATTTATTTTTTCATAAACATCAGATACACTTATTAGACCTCCGTTCAATTCAATCCATTCTTTTAATTCAATTAATTCCGCAGTCATACCCCTAATTTTTTAATTACAAATCTAATTAAAATTGGTATAATTAAACCTATTCCTAAACCTATCCAAAACCAATTAAACGGTTTACGCTTGTGAACTTTAGCAACCTTTACAACTTCTTTAGTTTTCCACTTAGTAACATACCTTACCGTTTCAATGCTATCACGCTTTAATCTGTATTTATAGCGTATTTCAGTTCGTGTCGGTGGTATTTGTACTTCGGGGCAATTCAAAGGCATCTGAACGAAAATTATTGAATCTTTGCCGTTTACCTTAATAGTTTTCTCAACACTTACAATACGTTCCGTTGTGTCAATCGTTCCGCCTTTCTTCAGAAATTTCCCAAAGTGGTAACTTGCGCTACAGCCGTAAAGGAAATATAGCATTCCAACAATCCAAAGCGCACCCAGTAAGAGTACGCTAATTTTTAAGTAGTTTGGTTTCATGCTTCAAAGTTAATTTGTTCTTCTTGACCGCCAATAAGGTCTGTTTTCAATTGTTGATATTCAGCGTTATTTTTCAGCTTAGTATCGAAGTAGTAAAGTATTTTGTTTAGCTTAGTCAACTCCTTACCTATCAGCTGACATTTAGTGTATTCGTCAAGCCAGTCCGCTTCTAATTCTTTAATTTTATCCGCTTGTCGCTGGATTGTTTCTTTTAGGTGTCTTTCGTTCATTTTATTCTGATTTAAAAGTTTCATTGTAGTATTGTTCGGCCATTCTATTATAAAATCTACTTGGTTTTTCAGATTGTTGGTCGCTCCTACCATCTCTATAAGTATTTATTATCTGCTCCTTCTCCATTTCTTTGGCTTGTTCTAAAATATTATTGCTAAAAGCAAAACCAAATTCAATTCTTAATTTTTCTGTTAACCATTCTACTGCTGTCATTTCGCTTGTTCTTTAAGTTGTTGAATTTCTTGATTTTTAGCTAACAATTTAGCGTTTTTACGTTTGTCCTCTGCAAACAAATCTCTAAGCATATCGTTAGCTGTTGCCAGTTGCTCGTTCAACGCATCGTGGCGTTCGCATTTACGCTTGTAGTAAGTTTTCAAAGTGATGTACTTTAGTGTTAAAAGAATCGAGAACCCCGTTCCGATTAAGGCTAATGATCCAATTGTAATTGTGTAAGTGTTCATATTATTTGTTTTACTTGTTACTTGTTAAACCCCCTCAATTCGTGATAAATCAGGCTTCGGGGGTTATTTATTAATTCGTGAAGTGGACAGGATTCGAACCTGTTAAAAGTTATTAGTTACATCAGCTACTCGAGTTTAACACCCTCACTGTTCACTTATTACCTTTGCCCTCACCAAGAGGATGCGTCTACCATTCCGCCACCACTTCTACGGTTTTAAATCAATGCTATTGATCCAACTTGCACCGTAAGTTTTAACCCCTCCAACTGTATTTTTAATTTAATTGCCAGACTTCGAGTAACTGGAGGGGTTGGTATCTCTCAGGTACCTTGTTTAATTTCTTATTCAAATCTACTAACTATCTTCATTCGCTTGACCGCTATTGTGATAAACGGTTAATGTTGGTGATGAGCGGTTATTTACTCAAATGAGTAGTCTTCATAAACTTTTAATTCTAAAATTTTCATTCCGTCATTATTTCCCATTGGCGTAAAAGATTGTTTTAAATCAGTTATCCTAACTATTATTGGTTTATTTCTGTTACTTAAATATTCTGATAATTTTTCATCTTTACCAGAAGAAACGCAATTTATTTCTATTAATTCTCCAATATTAGGTTTATGTTTAAGCCAAATAAATAATGCGTCGCTTGTCTTTCTTGGTTCAATGATTCCTTTTTTCTTCAAAGTTTTATATAAATAAGAAGTTTTAGGTAAGTGAATGTATGTCTGTATCATAACTCCTTAATTTTATCATAACTCGTTCTAATTTCTTTGCCCTCAAACAACACTAATACGCTGTTTAATGACTTTTCAATTATAGCACATTCAACTCCTTTGTAGATGCAAGGTCTGTAAGGGATAAAATACTTAGTGTCTTTTGGTAAATCGTGGCTTTGCTCTACTATCTTATAGTTAGCTTTACCGTTGGTGATGGTTTTTAGTAGGTGTGTTTTCATAATGCTTGTATTTCTTGTTTAACTTCTTGCCAGTACATACTGCTTAATACAACTTCTTTAATTATCTCATCAACTGCAATCAATGCGCATTGTTTTCTGTCGGCTAATGTTAGGTCTTCATCCATAATATCTAAACCGTCATAAGTGTATATAAAGTCATATTTTTCTAATAACTCTTTTGCTTTCTCTTTTGGTTTCATATTTTAGATTTTACTATTTCGTGAATAACTCCGTTTATCATTTCTCTCCTCACTTCTCTTTCAGGTTTAGCGCAATCGATACTTTCGACCGTATAATTCACTTGGATTCCTTGCGAAGTGAAACTACCTTTATCGCCACCTTGTTTGATTTGCTGTGATGCTTTTTCGAGTACCAAAGTAAGGTAATGAGAATCTTCGCAAGTTAGGTTTATTGTGATTGTTTTCATAACTCCTCCAATTCAGCTAAATACAATTCTAATCTTTCAATCTCTTTTTCGTACTTCACAAGTTGTCTAAATGCGTTTAATACGTGCTCGTTGTTTACATCTAAATTTTCACGCATTATAGAATTCAAAGCTATTAAATTGACGTTTAAAGATTCAATTGATTCTTTGGTTGATTCGATTTCCTTATACAATTTATCCCAGTCAAACTCTTTACCTTTTTCACAATCGCATTTCGTTAACTTGTAAGTTACTGAATTTTCAAAGCCTCCGATCGGTTCTTCGTATTCGCCTGTTCCGTCACATCCAGTGCAAACGGTCATAAATTTATCTCTTAGTTTCATATCGCTAATTATTAATTGTTAATTCTAATCGCTCCATTAATTCCTCAACTACTAACCATTTCTCAACTGCTCTTTGTGTGCTGTAATCAGCCGAACCAAAAGCATTTCTGTTTTCTATGTAGTTGTTTTTCAACTCTTGCTCATACGTGCAAATAATTCTGATAATTTGATCTCTGTCTAGTTTCATATCGTAAATTTAAAGTTTAAAGCCGTCCGATTTGTGTTATTGTGACGAACGGCTTATTGTGGTTATAAGTGGTTTTGTATTAGTTTAAAAATTTCATTCGTGGCATAAAACGCACAACATAGCACGTATAAGGCAACGAAGATTATAAAGGTTTTAAGGATTTGTTTCATCTCCTTACAATTATTAAGTTTCCATTTAATTCCTTTGCCGTGTATTTCTCGTTTAGCTTTTCAATCAATTCCTTAATTGAATACAATTTTAAAGCGTTGATTCCGTTCAATTGCTTGTATATTGAAGAATAGCTAATTTGTGCCGTTTCGCACGCTTCTAAGAGGCTTCCGTGTCCTTGTTGAATATAGAACAAGGTTACTTCTTTTCGTGCTTGTTGGTGGGATATTTTCATTTCGTTTAATTTTTTGTGCGTTACAGATGCGCACCCCCTGATTGATTAGTTTTTGATGTATTCGTAAGTTCTATATTTATCTTTATACATCCAGCCTTGTGTTTTTATAAATTCTGCATTAACTTCTTTTTTAGTTTTAGCAGTAAATTCAAACATAATTTCTTCAACTTCTGTTCCTTTGTGTATCGTTACTTTTAAAGTTATCATTTTTCCTTCGTTTTAAATGTTGAACAAATCTAAGGTTTATTTTCCATTCAGCAAAACATTTTCCTAATTATTTTACAATTATTTTTTAACTATCTGAAAATCAAGCATAAAAAAAAGCCGTCTGAATAAACAAACGGCTTAGTTAACCTTAATAAAAAACGAATATGAAAGTGTAAATTTAGTAATTATTCTTTATCAATCTTCTTATTCCATACATTTAAACCGATTGCTGTTGCTGAATAACCTATGAAAATCAAAACTATATCGTAATGAAATCCACAAACCGCCAAACCAACGGCAACCCAAAACGCTGTAAACGAAGCCACTCGCTTCTGCTCAAACGTTCCTTTTGGTGCGAGTGTGTCGTAAATTATTTTTTTCATTTGGTAAAATTGCGATTAATCGTTTTGGTGTTTGATATGAATTATTTGCGTTTCGTTGGATTAAAACCCTATCTTCATAACAATCGTATAACTTCGCTTCAATTACTTCAATCTTTTTTTCAGCCTTCTGAATCGAGAAATATAAGTAAACAATTGCACTTATAAAAAATAAATTTTTCGCACCGTATTTATGTAAAAGTTCAAGCCCGTTCTGTATCATTTTGTATAAAAATCTTGAGTTTCAAAATTATAAAATATTTCGCTTTCAGTTTCAATTGTGCAAACTTTATTGATAGCTGTTTGACCTTCTAAAACTTCACTATCCATTTTAGCGAATAACACCTTGTTAGTTGACTCATCTATTATTGTGTACATAATTAAAAGTTTTTAGCTGATGCTCCAATCATTGTGTAACTATCTGAAATACTTGCCGCTTGAATTGTAATTATTATATATTGGTTAACAGTCCAATCAACAGCAATACTACCCCTTGCAACTGTAGAAGTTATAGTGTCTGTGTTAGAAGATGCAGTAAATGATAATCCTAATAACGATGTTGTAGTACAAGTGAATGTTCTTAACATTTCAAAAAATAAAGTACCTGCAAATAAAGTACCACTTAAAACGCCAATTTGAGTTGCTCCAGATAAGTTGTTTGAATTTGGACTTATATAAATCTTCATTGCAGTAGTCACACCAACAGCTCCCACTTTTCTAACTTTTAAATTATATAATCGCAATATCCCACCATTCAAATAAGTGTTAGCAGGAATAGTAATATTTTCAATTATTGATTCCACAATTGTGCCAGTTATAGCACTTGATTCTGCAACTCTATTGTACTGCCAAAAACCTAACTTCGCTAATATACTGTTTTGCGTTTCATCTCCAGTATTTGTTCCACTTGTGTTTCCGATTACAGTTAAATTAGCATCTGTTACGTAACGCTTATTTGAACTATCCGCTATATCCGCTGTTGTTGCATCTGCACCGCTTGTTACAAGTCCTTTCGCATCGTAAGAAATTTTTGTTTTTGTTGATCCCGTAATTGCTGAATTAGTTGCAACCGCTCCAACGTCCGAAGCTGTATAACCCAAAAGACTCTTAACATCACTTACAGAAAGCCCTTCAATATCAGAACCACCACCGCTTTTACGTCCTAAAATTTCATTGTTTCCAATTGAAACCGCAACAGGGTCACTCGCTCCACTTTGTTTGGCTAAAATAGAATGCGAAGTGAAATCAGATTTTTCCACAAAATCAGAAGTATCTGGAATCGTTGGTTTATTCAGAATTTGAGCGTCACCACTTACAGCGTTCCAATCCGCATTTACATTTACTTCTGCTCCTGCTTGAATACCATCTAATTTAGTTTTAAGCGTGTTTGTGAAATCGTTTTCGCTTAAACCTTTACCTGCAACCACATCTACTTTTAAATCAACTGCTGTTTTTACCGCCTTTTGAGTAGGGTAAAAAGTGTCTGAATTATCTGTTAAAGTTGTTTTCTTATTAGTTAAAGATTCATAAGTGCTTGGTCTAAGCGCAATATTTAGCCATGTTCCTGCATTAAAGATTCTATAAATAGTTTCTCCTGCTGTATATGAATTGCCTCCTAAAACAACTGACGCTCCAGACCTCACAACAACAAAATAACCTTTTCCATTTACTCCAGTTGGGTCTGTAAAAGTAGCGTTTGCAATAACGTTATAAACTCGGTCGTTTTCCGCTGTTTGATTTGCCGAAACTACTATTGGTTTCGATTGTACATTTGTTAAATTTATATCTAAACTCATGCTGTGATATTTATTGTTTGATTTGGGTCTAAGGTTACAATCGTTCCAGTTGAATTAAGCGATCCATTTACGTAAACATTAACCGTTGTATTAGGCAATTCTAAATTTGCGCTTGTTGTTACTAAATAGCTATCGTTTGAATTGCTTACAACAACCGAAGCTGAACCTCCAGAACACGTATAAGTTCCTCCTGCCAAAACTTGTACCGAACTTGCGCCGTCTGTTACCGTTACATTCGGACAACCGCTCGTAAATCCAGTGTCGCAAATAGTCATATCAGAAACCATAATAACGTCAAACGTCATCGCCCAACCTGCTAACTTATTTTCAAACCTATCAGTGAACGGTTCTAAGGTTGCATCGCCGTCCATCATAATATAGTCAGGGTTTAAATCCCCTCGTTTCATTATGTCATGAACTCTATTAAGTGCTTGCAACATTGCATTCATTATCGACGGTTCAAGGTCATATTTTTCCTTGCTATCTAAAATATCCATCGCTAAAACAGTTATATTGAAGCGTTGCATTTTACCCTCTATACTTGCTGAATTAATGATAATATGCGCTAAAGGAAAAATCGTTTGTTTCGCCAAATCAATATCGCTAATTTGCCCGTCCGTAATTGTGGAAATTAGGTTAGTCGCTTGTAACTGCGCTCTAAGTGTATCAAGTATCTTAAAATAACTCATTTCTTTTCCTTTGGTTTTTCTTGTTCGATTTGCTGAAGGAAAATCATTAATTTTTCAATGTTCTTTTTTGACCGCTTTTTCATAATACCCAATTTGTGAAGTTAGTATCTGAACTCGGATAAATGTCGCCGTTGCTGTTGCTGTTATATTCAGGAAATAACGCTTGATTAAAACACATATAATCAACGAATCTACTGCTGTAATGGTTTGCCGTTTGCGTTTGTTTATCAATCAATAAAGATAATTCTAAACGGTCGATATTTTCGCTTTGTTCTGCGTTGTGCTTATAAACTCCTTTGTTTCCAATTGTGTATGCTGAATAAGGCAAATATTCAACCATCGCCCAATGAATCAACATCGGTTTAATATACGTGTTTACTAACGTCAAATAGTTACCACCTAAAGTGTTCGCTATAATATCCGCTTTTATTTTTTCAAGTAAATCAGTACCTAAATATTTTTGTACGTGAATATCTTGAGCGATTTTCACATATTGCAAAAACTTTTCTGGTGAAACGTTTCCGTTTAAAGTGGTAAATTTAACCACATCGTCCCTTGTTATAATTAGTGCTTCTGCCATTATTGTACGTCTTTTGGTAGGTTTTTATTTCTTGGGCTAAAACCTTTTAAAGGTAGATTATTAGGATAAATAGAAACTTGATAAGGGTTAGTTACTTTATAACCTTTTATTTCAGCGGCACGTGTTCCAATTTGTGAATAACCTTTTTCAATAGCGTTTAAATCTAACATAAAAGTTACTCTTTTGAACTTATGGTGGCATCGTGCGCCCCCCTTAAATTTTAGTATGTCATAGACGTTTCCGCCAAATTCACCAAAGCCTGGATTAACAGAACGTCTGCTCATTTCTTCAATATCTTCTTTTCTAAATAAACGTTCTTCACGTGCCATCATTGCTTTACAAAATGCTCTTTTAGGGTTTTTATTTCCCGTGTATTTATAACGCACTTTGAAATACTTTAAATCCCCAACTTTTTTATCTTGTGAACTCTTTAAATCAGGTCTTGCATTACCAGTTTGAATAAGGTTAATAAGTGCGCTTAAAATCGTTGTTTTAGGCTCTAAGTTCTTTTCTGCTTCAATCAATTCTAAATCCAAATCGCTATCATCTTCTTCAATTTCTCTTTCATCAACCATTACCCAACCTTCTCCCAATTGTTCACTATCTACACGTGCTAAAATTTCTTCTAATTCCGTGTTAACTTTACTCAATTCCGTTCCTGTTTCCTCTTGCTTATCTTCGCTCGATTGCACGTTTTCTAAATCCGTAAACTCTAAAGGTTGTAACGTCTTAAAAAACAATTTAGCCGTGTTCCCGTTGAAAGATGTTATTTGTTCTAATCCGTCTATTAAAAGTTGCTGTAACGGTCTAATAACCATATTGTCGAACAATACAAAAGCATTCTTTAATTCATCTGCATTGCTTCCGAATCCGTTAGCGCTTCCTAAACCTAATAACAAACCGCTTGTAATAGAATGCGAAACCATAATTTTACGCTCGCACTCTAAACTTAATTGATTATACAAATCAGGTGCATCGTTCAAAGGAATATCGTCTACCGTTGTTGCCGTTTCTTTGTTATTATTAAATCCAACTATTACTCTTTGACCTTTGCTTCCAGTCAACTTTGACTTAATTTGTTGCTGTAACAAATTCTGCGTTTCAATGTCAGGTTGTCCGTTGTTGAAATTTACTACTTTAGTGCCACTAAATCTGTTTTGCACCTCCTCAATAAGGTAATCGCTTACTTCTTCTTCAAGTAACGCGTAAGCCGTTCCTGCAACGTAATCGGGCAAAGAAAAATACTTCATTCCAATTGCATAAGGTTTAATTACTAAGATTTCAACTTTGTCTTTTGAACTTCCAAATGTAGCGAATGGTTTAGGTGGAAATTTCTTAATGTCTTCCCAATTATTGGAATAATACCATTTGTTAATTTTCCCTTCATCGTCGCATTTCTCAGGCGCTAAAAGGTTCATGTCAATATGAAACGCCTTTAGTATTTTATCGTGCTTGTCGTTGTAGTGTACTTGGATAGCGCATTGACCTAATGTCTTTAAATCAAAGCAAAGTTTTCTTAAGCAATCCTTGTTGAACAAAGCCATTATTTGTGCGTATTCAGCAGGTTTTCTGCTTGCATCAATTACTCCTAATC